AGATTTTTTCAGAAAAATCAAAAAATAAAGGTTGACTTATATAAGTCAGAGTGTATAATCTAATTATAAGTTAATAATAATTTTATTTTGAAAGGAAACAGAAATGATTACAATCAACGAAGAAAAAGTAGAAAATATCCAAGTCGTCTATAACACTTGGAAAAAAGAAGGTAACAAATATACCTCGCCGAATGGTACTGTGATATGGCTCGGCGATAATTGTGTGATAGGTGAAGGATGCAAACTTGGTAACTGCTGCTATCTTGGCAATCAGTGTGAACTCGGCTACGGTTGCGATCTCAGTAACGACTGCGAACTTGGCAACGATTGCAAACTCGGTTACGATTGCAAACTCGGCGACGACTGCGATCTCGGTAACAACTGCAAACTTGGCAACTTCTGCAAACTCGGCTACGGTTGCGAACTTGGTAACAACTGCGAACTTGGTAACTACTGCAAACTTGGCGACGACTGCAAACTTGGTAACAACTGCAAACTCGATTACGGCTGCGATCTCGGCAACGATTGCAAACTCGGTTACGGTTGCAAACTCGGCAATGGTTGCAAACTCGGCAACGATTGCAAACTCGATTACGGCTGCGATCTCGGCAACGATTGCAAACTCGGTTACGGTTGCAAACTCAGCGACGACTGCGATCTCGGCAACCGCTGCAAACTCGGCAACGATTGCAAACTCGATTACGGCTGCGATCTCGGCAACGATTGCAAACTCGGTTACGGTTGCAAACTCAGCGACGACTGCAAACTTGGTAACTACTGCGAACTTGGCAACTTCTGCAAACTTGGTAACTACTGCAAACTTGGTAACTACTGCAAACTTGGCGACGACTGCAACCTCGATTACGGTTGCAACCTCGATTACGGTTGCAAACTCGGCAATGGTTGCAAACTCGGCAATGGCTGTGAAAAATAAATACCATTATAATTTACTAGTATATGATTTCCAATGGTTGATTTATATAAGTTATAAGTTAATAATAATTTTATTTTGAAAGGAAACAGAAATGATAATAAAGATTAAAAAAAATGATTGCTGTGTGGGGTCGTTAAAAGACCGACTAACGTTTATTGTTTGTGATGATGTATCCGAGGCCGATCAACTATTAGGCTTGTAATGTTAATGCTATTTAATTTTATTGGAGTTAAGATTATGACACATTCAGCAAAATTAAGATTAAACAGAGTCTTAGAAAACGGCCAGATTATCGCTCTTCTTGACGGCCATAACGGTTTTACTGGCAGGTTATACCGCACAAGCGAATCAAGAGGCTATAAGACTAATTTTTCTTATAAGCACTTTTTTTACCTTGTCACATTCAAAAACTCGGTCCCGTCTGGAATTGAAGGTGTTACAAGAGACGTCAGACGCAAAAACATACTAAAACACGCAAAACAACAAGGGATTGAAGTCAATATCCTTCAGCCCGATGTTTTCGCTCAATGGCAGAACTAACTAATGTCAATGTTATATAATTTTATTGGGATATTAATTATGTATAAATCAGACCTTAAACAATTGCTTGAAAAGAAATTAAACGCCTATGTTGACATTGATAGTATCTGGGTAGACGGGATGATAGTACATTATGATTACAATGTAAACGGCAAAGCCGCCCAATTCGGCTAGATATCAGGTTTTTACGATATCAACTATTTGTTGTTAAAATTAGAAATTGAGGTAAAAAATGAAAAAGCCAGATAAATGTTGTAAGATAGGTTCATATGACCATCAAATACCAATGCCACTTGGTGGGCGCAGACAAGATATCGATCTTTGTGTTGCTGATATTGTTGCGGCTTTAAATGCAGCTAATATTAGAACAGTAGCCAGTTGTTGCGGTCACGGGGAAATAGACGGTAGTATTGTTCTTAAGGATAACAGGGAGCTTGTAATCAGACAATTCGACCATGCGAATTATAAGCCATACAGCACAATGGATATACCGAAAGACAAAGAATATTACAAAGCGGCCTTGGAGATTGAACAAGAAGAGCATAACGCATCACGGCAGAGGATCGCCGAGCTTGAAGCGGAACTTGTAGAGTATGAGTGGGTGAGTGTAGAGGATAGATTGCCAGAGGAAAGTGGGTGGTATGCTGTTTATGATGGCAGTGAATGGAATAGGGCTTATTATACTAAACCAAATAATTGGATAAAAGACTGCGTCTGCATAAAGCTTATAACTCACTGGAAGTCCATCCACCTGCCCGGAACCGGAAGTAAAACCAGAAAGCGAAGTTAAGTAATTGACAACTTCTGCAAACTTGGCAACTTCTGCGAACTCGGCAACCGCTGCAAGCTTGGAGACGGTTGCGAAAGTAAGTATCCCTTATGGTTCACTGGTATTCGCTGTTCTATTGGGTTTTATAAAAAAGGTTATATTGCTTCCGATTCTACAATAAACCCTGTTAAATGGTGGAAAGAAAATATCACCAGGTGGGCAAAAGAACACGATTTCACTCCAGAGCAGGTTAAGGAGTATGAGTGTCACGTAAGTGCTCTTGTAGATTGGATGAAGCTGCATGATTTATATGAACCAAAAAGTAAAAGTAAAAAATAGAAGACATTAGATTTAAAGCGTGGGATAAAATCACAAAACAAATGATTTACCCGAAATGGAAAACCCGAAATATCAATAGCGAGAAATTAGCATGATAATTTTTAACTTAATTGCCCAACTCATTGGTTACTGGATTATGATTGGGATCGTATCAACTCTGATCGGTCTGATCTGGGACAAATTTTATTTCAAACAAAGCCAAAGAACTGGGAGTTCGATAATGCTTTTTTCTTTTGGAATGGGTTTGATCACAGCATTTGTTTTAATTAAACATTTATTTTTTGAATTCAAGAGAAAAATGAAATGAATCAGGTCAAGTATTGCAAGAATGTAATTGATATAAGGCATGAAGCACTTAGAAGAGCAAAAGAAGATGGCCATGTTAGACTAATATATCAAGATTCCACTTCAAACCTTAAAATCGATGTGATTGAACGGAATCTTGAGAATATGAAAATTTTTGAACATATTCTGAATACACCAATCTGGGAAGTTTATCCTAATGGTACTTTCATAGAATTATAAAAAATAAACAAAGCTATTACTATCAAAAACAAGGATTTTCAGATTTTTTCAGAAAAATCAAAAAATAAAGGTTGACAGATTTTTTCAGAAAAATCAAAAAATAAAGGTTGACTTATATAAGTCAGAGTGTATAATCTAATTATAAGTTAATAATAATTTTATTTTGAAAGGAAACAGAAATGATTACAATTAACGGAGAAAAATTAGAAAATATTCAAGTCGTCTATAACACTTGGAAAAAAGAAGGTAACAAATATACCTCGCCGAATGGTACTGTGATATGGCTCGGCGACGACTGCGATCTCGGTAACGACTGCGAACTCGGTTACGACTGCAAACTTGGTAACTACTGCGAACTCGGCGACGGTTGCTATCTTGGTAACGACTGCGAACTCGGTTACGACTGCAAACTTGGTAACTACTGCAAACTTGGCAACTTCTGCGATCTCGGTAACGACTGCGATCTCGGCAATGTTTGCGAACTCGGCGACGGCTGCAAACTTGGTTACCTATGCGAACTCGGCGACGATTGCTATCTTGGTAATTACTGCAAACTTGGCAACTTCTGCAAACTCGGTTACGGTTGCGATCTCAGCGACGGCTGCTATCTTGGTAACGACTGCAAACTTGGTAACAACTGCGAACTCGGTTACGGTTGCAAACTTGGCGACGACTGCGATCTCGGCGACGGTTGCGATCTCAGTGACGGCTGCTATCTTGGTAACGACTGCAAACTTGGTAACAACTGCGAACTCAGCTACGACTGCAAACTCGGCAATAGCTGTGAAAAATAAATACCATTATAATTTACTAGTATATGATTTCCAATGGTTGATTTATATAAGTTATAAGTTAATAATAATTTTTCAGAGGAATATTAAATGACAAAGGTCAGAATAAATTATAAATGTAAATGCGGCAAGACACTTAGGTTGATGAGTCGTAATGTCTTTAGAGATGAAATCGACTTGGTCTTTGAACCCTGCCAATGTATATCTGCAGGATTGGTAAATAATAATGAGCGAGAGAATAAAAATCCTTTTCCTACTGACGAAAAATTGCCTGCAGATTTTAGACTAGCAGAATGGGGTAAATGTAGCGAATGCGAAGAGTTGCCTCCATTAAAACGAGAACTGCATAATGCCAATACAAAGATAAAAAGGTATAAGGAAAGATATGGTGACCTCTAAAATAGTACATTACAAACTCTGTACCGTTGCGGTAGCTTGTTGTTGGTCGGCGTGCGGTGATTTTATAAAAGAACAGGAACGCTGGACAACTCCTCTTATTATCTTTACGGTTTGTATGGGTGCAGGCAGTATGCTGATACTGTTAGAATCTATATTAAAATTAACAATTAAAAACATAATAGAAAAGGTATGGTGATCTCTGAATTAATAATGATTACAATCTTAACAACTTTTACAATCCTAATAGTGAACATAGACTTGGAAAAATATCGCTAATTATATTAAAAATGAAAATAAAGATGAGTAAAGTCAAACGAAAACTGCTCAAAAAGAGCATAATAATTTTAACTTATTTTTAAGGAGTCTAAAATGACAAAAGCAAAAATAACAAATTTCAGACTAGAACTTAGTAACCTAATGAAAAAAAAGAATATCAATACTCCTAAACTGGCAAGACTGACGGGTATGAATATGATCACCCTTTATAATTATTTTTCCGGCAAGTCTGAAATGCGATCAAATAATATCGAAAAACTTTTTAATACTTTAAATAAAATTTAATTTTATTCGTAATATTTTTTAAATAGTATATAATACTAATAAATATTAATCTTTTAGTTTAGGAGCAATGAAATGAATATAACACTGCGACAGGATGCTATGAATGAAACTTTTAACGATGTTAGATCCTTGATCAGAAATGTTGTTTGGAATTTTATAAGATCACATGGTGGTGACTTCAATGAATATGAAGCGGAAGCAAATCATATATTTATCAAAGCATACGATAATTACGATCCCAAGAAAGCAAAATTTACTACTTATTTAGTCAATCGTATCAGAGGTGGTTTGCTCGATTATATCAAACGAACTAATAAATATGCCAAACATGGTCACGGGATTATCTCAATTGAGCAGACTGAATTTGATTGCTCGGATGGTAAGAAGCAATTTTATATTCTTGATTTGCTTGATGAAGTCACTGATGATGCCAAAACGATCCTCAATTTAATTTTAGATATACCAATTGAGATCGAAGAGGATTGTTTGAACAGGGGCACCAATGGACGAGCAATGAAAGAATCGATCAGACGATATATGCAGAAACTCGGATGGACTAAAAATCGCATCAAAGAAACTTTCAAAGAAATCACTGAGGTAATCAATGCGAACTAAACTCAAAAGATACCAGAAAAAAGGCGTCAGAAAAATCGAACACTTCAAAGGTAGAGCATTATTGGCTGATGATATGGGTCTTGGTAAAACGATTCAAACCCTTGCTTGGTTTAAGCAGCATCCAGAAATTAAATTAATGATCGTGATTTGCCCTGCCTCTTTAAAATGGGTTTGGGAAAGTCAAGCTATAGAACATATTGGTATTCGCTGTGATATTCTTCAAGGGCGAACTCCTCCTAAAAACAAACGAAGAATAGGAAAACATTCTAGAATAATTATCCTCAATTACGAAATACTTCAATACTGGTTTGATTATCTAATTACTTTAAATCCTGATGCTTTGGTTATTGATGAATGCCATCGAATCAAATCCAGAAAAACTATCGCCAGAAAGAAGGTGAAAAAATTATCAAAAGACATCAAATATGTCATAGCGATCAGCGGAACGCCTTTGCTCAACCGACCCGCGGAACTATGGACTACTTTGAATCTGGTCAGACCAGAAGAGTATAATTCTTTCTATGCTTTTGCTTGGCGTTATTGTAAACCAGTAAAAATGCCTTGGGGTTGGGAGTACAAGGGCGGATCCAATTTAAGAGAACTCCACCGGAAACTGAAAACAACAATGATGATCCGCCGATTAAAAAAAGAGGTCCTAGATGAATTACCAAATAAAAATCGGCAAATAATACCGCTTGAACTTTCAAATAAAAAAGAATACCAGAACGCCGTCGATAATTTCATGCAATGGCTGACCAAGAAATCACCTACCAAAGCAAAGAAAGCTCAGAAAGCCGAAAAGCTGGTAAAAATCGGATACCTGAAAAGACTGGCAGCAGAATTGAAGATAAAAGCAGTAATCAAATGGATCGATGAATTCTTAGAAGGATCTGATGAAAAATTAGTTTTGTTTGCTTATCATAAAACCATTATCGAAATACTTCACAAAAAATATAAGGATATATCGGTTACAGTCACTGGTAGTACTTCATCTAAGAAAAGAAAACTGGCAGTCAAGGGTTTCAATCAAAATAAAAAAATCAGAATCTTTATTGGCAACATTCATGCAGCAGGTGTTGGTATATCCTTAAAAGCTGCCCACCTCGCTTTCGCTGAACTTGATTTTGTACCCGGAAATCATACTCAGGCTGAAGACAGAATTCATGGCATTGGTCGAGGCGTTGTTGGTATCGGTTCAATGTTTTATTATCTAGTCGCTAAGAATACAATCGAAGAAAAATTATGTCAATTAATACAAGATAAACAAAAAATGGTTGCCGAAATCCTAGACGGCAGTGCCATTGACAACAATCTTAATATTTGGGATGAACTGGAAAAAGAACTTGCAAGGAATCATAAAAATGAAAAAATTAAAAATAAAAAACGCAAAAAGAAAAAGACCGTTTAACACATGTGACTTACTCCTAAAAAATATTGATGAGAATGTCAAATGCAGATTCAAGGCCGCTTGCGCTCAGAGGGGCAGGAGTATGGTTGAAATAATCGAAAATTTCATGAAAGAATTTGCGAAATGAAATTTGTAGAAATTCTAGCAGAACATAATATTGACACTGCGCCCGAAAATCATGAGCATTCAAGACCGGGATGGATTCAAATCGATTGCCCTTTTTGCGGCAGAGGATCAAAAAAATTTCACATGGGGTATAATCTTGCCGGTAAATATGTCCATTGCTGGAAATGTGGTTCAAATGGATTAATCTATACATTATCGAAATTGACCGGCCTATCATTTAAAAAATGTGAACAACTAATTGATGATGTCAGAATCGAAAAGGTAAAACAAAAAAAGCATGAAGGAAAATTAGTCATGCCAAAAGGGATTGGTGATCTTTTACCTGCTCACATTCGATACCTCAAAAAAAGAAATTATGATCCTGTCGACTTAATTAATCTCTGGCACATCAAAGGTATTGGTATTGCCAGCAAATTATCTTGGCGAATATTTATACCAATCACTTTCAAAGGTGATATGGTCAGCTGGACGACCCGATCGATCAAAGACAATTGTCAGATGAAATATATAACGGCATCTAAAGAACATTCAAGCATACCAATCAAATCAGTTTTATATGGTGAAGAATATTGTGGTGATACGATCATCATTTGCGAAGGTCCTTTTGATGTCTGGAGGATCGGTCCCGGTGCTGTGGCTACTCTGGGCACCTCATATACTCAAACACAATTGCTCAGAATGGCAAAGTTCAGAACCAGGGTGATTTGTTTTGATAGTGAACGAGATGCTCAAAGACGAGCAAAAAAACTAGCAGATGATCTTTCAGTATTTAATGGCAATACTTACAAAATCCACCTAGAAGGTGGTGATCCTGGCAATATGAATAACAAAATGGTGAAGACTTTACGTAGAAAATTCCTCGATTAAAAGCTATAAATACAATAAAAAGATTAATAACAAAAACCCCGCTTTACTGAATAGGATGCGATTTAAAGCGATTTACTCAAAACCCCTACTCTACTATGGGTTGACAGGAGTTTTTACATCTATGGTGATCTGACGAGCTAATTTCATGCTTTAAAAATTTTTATTATCCTCTTGCCAATCATCAGGATAAGTCTATAATAATATATGAATCCGATCAAATCAATAATGCAATTATAAATATAAATTTTAAAAAAACCGTTGAGAAATCTTTGATCGGATTCAAATCTTAACGGTTTTTTTATGCTTAAAAAATCAACATATGAAAGATAAAATTAAATTTCATTCATACCGATTCTGGGAAAACTCCCAGAATGAAAAGAACATTACCGTATATGATAATATAATCGCTCGAGCAACTTCTATTGAGGAAGCGGTCTTCATTCGCAGAATCATATATCTTTGGAAGAAATTTAAACAATATGGTGAAATGTTTATTGTGCCAGAAAAATTTTCACAGCCGATTGGCATGTCAGTATATCAATTCCGAAAAATCGTAAAGAAGTGGGAGCAACTCAAACTCATTCGTACTGAGAGTAAAGGTCTTCCTATAAAAAAATGGTACCAACTTGATGAGAATGCTATTGCCAACTATCTTTCACTTATCATGGAAAATGAAATCTATAAACAAGAACATAATACTAAACAAGATCGTTATCATATTGATGATTTTGGAGTTGTTGGCAATGATGAAGATCCTCAAGTTAACGAAATCGATAACTTAAGTTATCGAAATCGACAACTTAAGTTATCGAAATCGACAACTTATATAATAAGAAAAAATAAGAAAAAGAATAACTCTGTCAGCCCTGACGGGCATGCCAGTCTGTTTGGTGATATTAAAAAGAAATCTTTCTTTGATAAAGCTACCATCAAATTAATTAAAGCACTTCAAAACAAAAATAAAATAATGAGATCACCAGATAGAAAAAAATGGTCTAATCAATTAAAATTATTATATACAAAAGATAAAGTTCCCAAAAAGCTAATTAAAGAAGTGTTACTCTGGTATTCAAATAATATAGGCAAGAAGTATGTACCTGATGCTCGATCAGCCGAAACATTCAGAAAGAAGTTTGATTGTATATATGCTGCCATGCAAAGAGATCAGATATTCAATGAAGATAAAGATCCGATAGAGATATCAGAAGAAGCAAAGAACATTGCGCGTGATCTTTCAAGCTTAATCTTTCCAAAAGGATCTGATGATCAAGTCTTACCCGTTATTCAAAAATCACTTAATAATTATGATGCTTTCTGTGAAAAACAATTCAAACTCAAAAAGAAAATTGAAGCAGGCAAAACAAAGATACCTAAACATCGACAAACTTTTGCTTTATATATTAGCGAATGTTTACCAAGTAGTAGATCATTTATTGCCGAATACATGAAAAGACTTCACAAAAGTTTATATCATTGGGAAGAATGGAATGGTGATTTAATGCGATATGTTTTTAAAGTTAGTGGCAGAGATTTTAAAGCTATCGGCAGAAAATATGCAAGCAATTGGAATGGTGATACCTCTTACTGGGATGTTCACCTTGATTTGTTGAATAAGGAAATCAAATGAGGATTGAAAAGAAAAATAATACAAGTGAGCGTAGGATTCTGATCGGTATGATCGTTGATGAGACAGTGCTTGGTCGAGTATCAGCGAAATGGCAAAAAGGTATGTTCAGGTCTAAGTGGGCAAACCTGATTGCTGGTTGGTGTTTAAAATTCTATGAGAAATATGAGGAGGCGCCTCTTGGTCAGATAGAAAGTCTTTTTGAAACTTGGGCTGAATCATCGAAGGATAAAGATACTATATTATTAATTGATAAGTTTTTAAACTCCCTGTCTGAAGAATGGGAAGAATATCAAGAGGAATTGAATAGCGGATATATTATCGATCTAGCTGGCAACTATTTTAATGAAGTCAAGATCGAAAGACTGAAAGAAAATCTTGACAGTGATCTGATTGATGGTGATATCGACAAAGCTCAGGATCGTATAGTAACTTATAATCAATTAGAACTCGGGGTCGGTGAAGGTATTGATGTCTTGCAAGATCATGAAGCGATTAAGGAAGCGTTTGCTGATAAGAAAGATCCTTTGATCAGATACCCGGGAGCATTGGGTGAATTCTTCAGTGGTGTTCTTGAGCGTGATGCTTTTATATCATTTCTGGGACCTGACAAAACAGGTAAAAGTTTTTGGTTGAGTGATATCGCTTTCAGGGCGATGGAGCAAAGACGACGGGTTGCTTTTTTTGAAGTTGGTGATATGAGTCAGAATCAAGTTATGCGCCGCTTGATGGTCAGAGCAGCAAGACATCCTCTATTTCCTCAAATAATTGATTATCCGATTGCTATTGAAAGAGAAGAAGATGAGAAGGGAAAGAAGATTGTTGTTGTTGATCATAAAACAAAAGAATTCACCAAAAAATTATCATGGCGTAAAGCAATTCAGGCAACCAAGAAAGTTATGAAAAGAAAAGTTAGATCAAAAAACTCATATCTAAAATTATCATGCCATCCCTCAGGTTTGGTTTCGGTTGAGATGATCAAAAGTATTATAAACTCATGGGCACTTGATGGTTGGATTGTTGATGTGATTGTGATTGACTATGCTGATCTGCTTAATATGAGTTATCCCGGTTTAGAGGGTCGAGACAGAATCAACGAAACTTGGAAAAGACTCAGATCATTATCACAGAGTTATCATTGTTTGGTGGTCACTGCTACTCAGGCTGATGCTGCTGCTTATGGTGCTGATGGTTTATCAAAAGCAAATTTTTCCGAAGATAAAAGAAAGAATGCTCATGTGACCGGGATGGTTGGTATTAATGTTGGTCAAGAGGATCGGGAGATCGGTGTATCGAAATTGAATTGGATTGTATTAAGAGATAAGCCCTTTAATGAAAAGCGATTCTGCTATTGTGCTGGTTGTTTGGGTCTGAGTAATCCAGCCATTAAAAGCTGTTGGTAAAAAATATTTAAAAAATAAAAAAGTGCTGACATTGTATAAGTTATCGTGTATAATAATAATAAATAATGAAATTTTATGGAAAGAGTTGAATTATGACAATGGTTTATATCAGAACAGTTCAAGAGTTTGTCGAGGATATGCTTTCAGAAGGCAAGACAGCCTTTGAGATTCTAATAGTGAGTCAGAGCACTGGAAAGTGGCAACATTCCAGATCAGATATCAAAACATGTTTGAAAACTTTTTCTGGAAAATTAAAAGAAAAATATACAACAGAATAATGATTTTGTCTATAATAAAATATAAGCAGTTAAAATAAAAATTTAATTTTAGAAAGAAGGGATATAATAATGGCGAAAAAATTAATCATCAAAAGAAGTGCAGCAATAAAACTCTTTGAAGCATTGGGCTTTAAAACAGTATCGAAGTGGGCGATCAAAAGACTACAGAACAAAATCGCAAACATTCCTGAGTTGGTTGAGGAGACAAGCATCAAAAGCAGCAAAATGAAATCTTTGATCAAAAAAATCGAAAAAGCTGATGAAATTGTAATCAAAGTTGATGATGTTACAGTCGAAACTAAACCAGCAGCTAAAAAGAAAGTTGCTAAGAAAGTTGCTAAACCAGCAGCTAAAAAGAAAGTTGCTAAGAAAGTTGTTAAGAAAGTTGCTAAGAAAGTTGCTAAGAAAGTTGCTAAGAAAGTTGCTAAGAAAGTTGCTAAGAAAGTTGCTAAGAAAGTTGGCGTAATCGCTGCAATCATCGAAATCATCGAGAAAAAGGGACCGATTACCAAAGCAAATATTCTCAAACATTTGGTCAAGAAATTTCCTGATCGTCATGAAGAAGGTATGAAAGCAACAATCAGTATTCAGGTTCCTGGTCGCCTCAATCGTGAAAAGGAACTCGGCATTGAAGTCGATGATAAGAAACGCTATTACATTGCATAGTTGATAGGCAATTAATAAAAATCGAAAATCTTTTTAGGAGATTAAAATGTTCACCATATCAAAAAGGATCGAGGTTGCAGGTGCTCATCGTCTGCATCTTCCTTATAAGTCGAAATGTCGCAAGCTGCATGGTCATAATTGGATCGTGAATGTTGAAATCAGCGGTAAGTATGTGAATGAGGTTGGTATGCTGCTTGATTTCACTCATATTAAAGATATCGTCAACATGCTTGATCATGATGATCTTAACCAAATCTTGCCTGATAATCTGAATCCGACAGCCGAGAACATTGCCAAATGGATTGCCATCAAGATCGATCTAAAAATTCAAGAAGAGGTTGAAAAGAGTGGTTCTTGGGATACAATAGTTTTTAATCGTGCGGTTGATATACCCAGAGTCACTAAAGTATCAATCCAAGAAAGTGAAGGTAATGTAGCATGTTATATCCGATAAATGAAATATCAAAATAAATGAATTATTTTACTTATCATCAAAAATTACATTATAGAGAATTTAGAAAAAATCTAAGGTTAAACATAGTAAGAAAACAGGTAGATTTATAAAAGGAAAAGTAATATGATGTTATATCCTATTTCAGAAATCTTCTATTCGATTCAGGGTGAAGGTTTATGCTCTGGCACTGCTGCTATTTTTATTAGACTTGCCGGTTGTAATCTTAAATGCCCTTGGTGTGATACTAATCATAAAATTCAATTTACCATGACGATTGATCAGATCATTGATGAAATTGAAAAAACTGCTCATTATAATTTTTTCAATCATTCGCCAATGTTTGTGATCACAGGTGGCGAACCAACAATACACACTCTTCACCCTTTATTAAAAAGATTACAGGATCGTTGGTCGAATTGCTTCATTGCCATCGAAACAAATGGCACAAATCTTCAGTGTTTGAAAAAGCTTTGGGTTCTTGATGTTCTTGATTGGATCACCTGGTCACCAAAACCGGGAGTCAAATACAATTTAAATGATCTTAGTTTGCTTGTCAATGAGATCAAAGTTATTTACGATGGCGAAGTTGATCCGCATATGTTCGATCCTGCCCGTCATGGTATTGAAATTGATCAGGATCCTTACTTGCTTATTCAGCCGTGCTCTGAGAATTTTGAACCAGCAGTAAAATTCGTGCTTGAAAATCCAAAATGGGTTTTGAGCGTTCAAACTCAAAAAATCATTAAGATAAAATAAGGAAATGTTATGAGAATTAAAGCATTAATTTCATTATCTGGCGGAATGGATTCCGCAACAGTTTTAGCTCAGGCGCTTGCCAGAGATCGTGAATGTTATGCGGTTGGTTTTACTTATGGATCGAAGCATAATAAATATGAGAATGAAATGGCAAGACAGCTTGCTGATTATTATAATATTAAGTTCAATCTGATTGACTTAAGTCATTTCATGCAGAATTTTAAATCAAATTTAATGTTGACTGGTGATGAAATACCTGAAGGTCAGTATGAATATGAAAGTATGAAGCTAACTGTTGTGCCTGCTCGCAATATTATTTTCAGTTCTATCCTTGCCGGTATAGCAGAGAGTATCAATTGCCAGGAAGTCTGGCTTGGTATACATTCTGGCGATCATGCCATTTATCCTGATTGCCGTCCGACTTTCTTTCAGGCAATGAAAGATGCTATTCAATATGGCACCGATGGTAAGGTCACTCTGGTTGCCCCTTTTCTTGAATTGGATAAGAACGCAATTCTTGGAATTGGTTTCAATCTTGAAGTACCTTATAAGTTAACCAGAACTTGTTACAAAGATCAACCAACAGCATGCGGCAAATGTGGCAGCTGTCAAGAACGACTTGAAGCATTCAGGTATCATAAAGTTGTTGATCCAATCATTTATAGTGGAGACTTTTGAATTATGATAAATGTAACTTGGACCGATATCGATCACAGGGCGAATATCATCGCCCGTCAAATCAAAGCGAACTTTCAAGATATTCAAAACATTTGCATATATCCAGTGCCAAGAGGTGGAATTTTCGCGGCTCAAGCAGTCATAGCTGCTTTGAAAATACATTATGATATGAATGCCCGTCTGGTCGAGTATCCTGGTTTTGCTGCTTGTATCATTGATGATATTATCGATAGTGGCGACACAATGAAAGATCATTGTGATAAATATAATCTACCCTTTTATGCTCTATATGATCAGCGAACCGAGACAAATCCTGAGTGGCTTTCTCTTCCTTGGGAAAGGATGTCAGCCGAACAAGGTATCGAAGACAATATCACCAGGATCTTGCAGTTTATCGGTGAAGATGTCGACCGTGAAGGTTTGGTCGAAACGCCTGATCGAGTTGCCAGATCATTCAAAAAACTTTATGGCGGATATCTACTCAACCCTAAAGATTGTATTAAGATTTTTGAAGATGATGTTTGTGATGAAATGGTTTTGCTTAAGAATATTGAATTTTATTCAACCTGCGAACATCATATGTTACCGTTCTATGGTAAAGCTCATATAGCTTATCTGCCAAATAAAAAAGTCGTTGGTATTTCAAAGTTGGCAAGGATCCTCGAAATCTTCGCAAGACGACTTCAGATTCAGGAGCGACTTTGTCAGAATGTTACCGAGACCCTTACCGAACTTTTGAATCCGATTGGTGCTGCCTGTGTGATTGAAGCCCAGCATTTTTGTATGACTGCCAGAGGTGTCGAAAAACAAAACTCAATAATGGTGACATCTTCACTAACCGGTGCTTTTAAAACTAAAAACGAAGCAAGAGCTGAATTTATGAGCATGATAAAATGATTGATATAACAAGCAAAAAAATAGGCAGGATAGGTTCTCATTTTCTGGATTCAGGTGCTTTTTCTCTTTGGACTAAAGCATTTGAGTATCATAAAGAAAAAGGCTGTGGTCGTTGGGATTATTATGAAACAGATGAGTTTTGGGAATATGTTGATAACTACGCCAACTTTATTATCAAATATAAAGCAGGTATTGATCTGTATGCGAATATCGATGTGATTCCGCATCCCGAATTGACTTGGAGAAATCAGCAGTATATGGAAAAGGAGTATGGGCTGAAACCGGTACCAGTTGTTCATTATGGTACCGATCTCAAATGGTTAAGAATGTATATGGATAAGGGCTACAAGATAATTGGTCTTGGTGGTCTGGTTGGCAGTAGTATGAAAAAGAGTTGTATGTCTTGGATCGATGATTGTTTTGATATGATTTGTGATACACCAGATCGATTACCTAAAGTCAAAATACATGGTTTCGGTGTATCTTCGTATCGATATCTTTTACGGTATCCCTGGTGGTCAGTTGATTCTGCTGCATGGGATAAGATCGCCAGCTTTGGTGGTATCTGTGTTCCTCATAAACGAGACGGTAAATTTGTTTTCACTGAACCTCCTTATATCCTAAAAGTATCGATGGAAAGCCCTGATCGCAAAAGCAAGCGAAGTCATGTTCTGAATCTTTCAAAAAATGAACAAAAAATTATTATTGACTGGCTGGCTGAGATTGACATACCACTTGGTAGTCTTGATGATAAAGGTGAAGTTGATGAAAAAGGTGTAGTCACTTATCATGTTTATCGCCGTATTGCTAATCTGTATTTTTATGATCGTATGGTCAAAACCTTGCCGAAGTGGCCTTGGCCGTTTAAGACGAAAAGGAGAAAACTATTATGATCCTTTACTTTTCAGGTTGTGCTTATCCTCCTGAAAAAGCATTTAAAGAAACAAATATAATGCTTTCTTATTATAATTCAATCAAGAAACCAGAAAAGCGCTTCAGAAAAATTCATCGCAAAAGAATAAAACAGCTAAAGAAAAATAGAAAGATGAGGAATTATAAATGAAACTTTTTCTATTTGGTCGCTGCTGCGAATACAAAAAACTGGTTGATGAAAATGGCGATCCAAT